CAACAACAATGTGACCGACTACCGCTATGCCCTGGTGGAATGCGACAACATGGAGCTGGAAAAGCAGCAGGCCATTATCCGCCAGCTGGAACTGCCCTGCGCGGCCCTGGTGTACAGCGGCAGCAAAAGCCTGCACGCCATTGTGCGGGTCGGCGCGCCGGATTATACCGAGTACCGCCGCCGGGTTGACTACCTGTACGCTGCCTGCAAGAAAAACGGCCTGACGCTGGACGAAGCCAACCGCAACCCTGCCCGCCTATCCCGCATGCCGGGCATCCTGCGCGGCGGCAAAAAGCAGTACCTGCTGGAAACCAACACCGGCAAATCCTGCTGGGAGGAATGGAAAGACTGGTTTGAAGCCTGCACGGACGACCTGCCCGATACCGAAAATCTTGCCGATGACTGGGCCAGCCTGCCCCCGCTGGCAGATGCCCTGATTGAAGGGGTGCTGCGCCAGGGTCACAAAATGCTGCTGGCCGGGCCCAGCAAAGCGGGCAAAAGCTTTGCCCTGATCGAACTGTGCATCTGCCTTGCCGAGGGTGCCCCCTGGCTTGGCCGCTTTGCCTGTGCGCAGGGCAAGGTGCTTTATATCAATCTGGAACTGGACCGCGCCAGCTGCCTGCACCGCTTCAAAGATGTATACGAAGCCCTGCACCTGCCGCCCCGGAACCTTGCCAACATCGACATCTGGAACCTGCGCGGTGCCTCCGTCCCCATGGATAAGCTGGCTCCCCGCCTGATCCGCCGGGCTGCCAAGAAAGGCTACCTGGCCGTTGTGCTGGACCCGATCTATAAAGTCATCACCGGCGATGAAAACAGCGCTGACCAGATGGCCAAGTTCTGCAACCAGTTTGACCTGGTCTGCCGGGAACTGGACTGTGCCGTCATCTACTGCCACCACCACAGCAAGGGCGCGCAGGGCGGCAAGCGCAGCATGGACCGTGCTTCCGGCTCCGGTGTGTTTGCCCGTGACCCGGATGCCATGCTGGATATGACCGAGCTGGTCCCCACCGATGCCATCCGGGAGCAGCTGCACAACAAAGCGGCCTGCGCCGCAGCCAAAGCCCTGCTGGATGCCCGCGGCCATGCCGATGCTTACGGCCCGGACGATGCCCTGAGCCGCAGCCGGATGCTGGCCATTGCCAAGGAACACCTGCCGCTGCCCGATCTGCGCCGCCTGGATGCAGACACCGCGGCTGCCATCAAGCGCGCCGATGCCATGACCGCCTGGCGCATTGAGGGCACCCTGCGCGAGTTTGCCCGTTTTGACCCGGTCAACCTCTGGTTCGACTATCCCGTACACAAGCTGGACAGCGGCCTGCTGGAGGACCTGCAGCCCGAAAGCGATTACAAGCTGCTTGGCTCCCGCGGTGCCGCAAAGCGCTGGGGAGACAAAGATACTGCCGCCAAAAGCAAGCGTGCCGAACTGTGCACCGCCTTTGAAGCCTGCACCATGGATGGTAAAGTGACCATTTACAGCATGGCTGAATACCTGAACCTGAAGCCCGATACCGTGCGCCGACGCCTGAAATCCGACGGCGGGTTTTGGATTGATGGCACCAGCGTGGGGCTGAAAGAGCCCGGAAGCAACGGATAATATTTCTTATATTTCACGGAAAATAGCCGCTA